TAATATCATCGGGAGGTTGTCGATGAGCGCCTGCACCATCGTGACCACCGCCTGAACGATGGCGGGGATGAGTTTCGGCAGCGCGTCGGATATGCCCTGTACCAGCGTAACCACCACTTGAATAGCGGCTTCTAAAATCGCCGGCAGATTGTTGAGTATGCCCTCGACAAGCGAAAGCACAAGCTGTAACGCGCCCTCCGTTAATTGCGGCAGGGCTTGGACGATGCCTCCGAGCAGGGTTGTTATAATGCTCACCGCCGCGTTGATGACGGCTGGCAGATTATCCACGATAGCGGTCACCAGCGAACCGATGATGTCCGGCGCGACCTCCGCCACGGAGGAAACGATGGAATTGACAAGACCGAGAAGCCGGGGAACTAAATCACCGATACTTTTGACGATTTCCTCCGCGCCCGCTTTCAGTGCCTCGCCTGCGCCTTCTTGTCCGCTAATAAGCCCAGTGAAAGCGTCGGCAATCATAGTCATGCCGGGGAGCAGCTCCGCGCCGATGGAGTTTTTTATACCGGTGAAACTCCGCTTCAGCGTGTCCACAGAATCGGTGTACTTGACCGAAGCGGCCACGGCTTCCTCCGACATGACCATGCCGAGGTCGTGAGCCTTCTGTTTGAGGGCGTCGGTTTCCTCGGCAGTTTGGTTCAGCAGCGGCATAAGCTCCATGCCTTGCTTACCGAGCAGCTTCATAGCGGCGGCGGTCTTCTCTGCGCCGGGCGGCATATTCTGTAAAGCCTTGACCGTCATGTCAAAGGCTTCCTCCGGGGACTTGCTTTTGATGTCGTCAAAATCAATACCGATGCGCTTGAATGCCTCGGAGGATTTATCGCCGTCCTCGGTCAGCCCCGCCATTGTGTTTTGCAGAGCCTTCATGCCCGCGCCGAGGCTGTCGATGCTCGCGCCGTTTTGAGACAGCACATAATCCCATTCCTGATACGCTTCGGCGGACAGGCCGAGTTTCTGCGAAGCCTTGTCCACGCGGTCGCCCGCGGCGGCGGCCTCGTTCGCCATATCGTAGAGAGCCTTGCCCGCCGCTATGGTAGCGGCGCCGATGGCAGCCATAGCCGCGCCAATCGCCACGCCGATGCCTTTTACGATACTGCCCAGCTTCTCGAACTTGCCGCCCGCGTCGTCCGCGCTGTCGCCGGTATCGTCCAACTCATCGCCCAGCTTGTCGGTTTCTTTGCCGGTGTTTTGCATCTCATCGCCGACGTCTTCGAGCGCCTTTTCGTTATCGCCAAGCTCCCGCTCCATGCCATTGAGTTCGGCTTGCGCCTTGTTAAGCTGTATCTGCCAGTTCTGCGTCCGTTTATCGTTTTCGCCGAAAGACGCGGAGGAATTATCCAGCGCGGATTTCAAAGTGGCGATTTTATCCTTCTGCGCGTCGATTTCCTTATTGAGAACCGTATTCCGGGCGGTGAGGGAGGCGGCGCTTTTATCGTTTTTGTCAAACTGGCTCGTCACAAGCTGCATTTCAGAACCGAGAACTTTAAACGACTGATTGATTTCCGACAACGCCTGCTTGAAGGCTTTTTCGCCTTCGACGCCTATTTTTAACCCAAAATTGTCCGCCATGCCGCCATCACCTCCTTAATCCAACCCTGCCGGCAGTACATCATCGATACTGACTTCGATGCGCGGCTTCGCCAGCCCGATAAATTGTTTGTGGCACTCCCACAAATCCATCAGCAGACCGATGGGCGTCAGCCACGTTTCCTCCTCGGAGCGGTTCAGATGTACCGTGCCGTAATAAAGAAGCCGGGTAAACAACTCCTCGTCGCTTACCCGACTTCCGCGTTTTTTGATTCATCGTCCTCGCTTGCGATGTTGCGTTTGGTGCCTTTGAACATAGCCTCGGTAATCGCCGCCTTGTACTCCGCCAGTTCCAGCGGCGAGGTGAGCAATTCCAGTTCCTCCTCGGTCAGCGGTTCTTTCGGCGCGTCCTTGTGTTTGATGTTGTGTATCAAAATGCTCTGATTCGCCAGCAGCGTGAGCAGCCAGATAATCTCATCCAGCGCCATCTCGAAATTTTCCGACTTCATCAGCTTTTCGCCGAGGTTTTCCAAGCCGCCGTAGCGTTTGGCGATTTCCTTTGTGGCGCGGGTGGTGAGAATCAACTCATATTCCGCGCCGCCGATACAGATAATCGCTTTCCTCTCGTTATCCATGTTCATCAACCTCCCGTCGCCGCAAAGGTCGGCTCATAGACCTGCGAATACCAGCCGGTGATGATAGACGCTTCCACGCCGGTGTCGCCTTCGGTGACCTCCGCTTTCCACGGATGCCGCCCGTTGCCGTCCAATTTATTGCGGCGCATGACCGTGCCTTCGATTTTGGGCGTTTGGAATGTGATGGAATCGCCCTTTGTAGCCAAGCTGTCGGACGGCACGGCGAATTTGACTTTGTACAGCCAAAAGTAACGGTATTTCCCGTTTGCCTTTTTCGCCCGGAAGCCGATAGCGACAGGCTGACCGCTGTCCTCACTTGCGGATACCAGCACACCGTTGTCGTCGGTGGAAGCCCCCGTCAATTCCTCGGCGGCGGTGCGCCCGATGTCGTCCACACCGAGAGCCAGCTTCCCGCCCTTAAATTCCTTGATAATTTCAGCCGCGCCGTCGTCGGCGTAGAGCGTCGCTTCCGCAAGCTCCACCGACAGTTCGGCGGATATCGCCTTCGCCAGTATGACGGGCGTTCCGTAGGTTTCCTCGCCTGTGGCTGGCGCTTCGGTGACCGGCGCGTAGTAGAGCCGGTCAAGTCCAATCGTTGCCATATTATTCAATCCTCCAGTTCGTAATTTTTCGCCACATCTATGGCGTAGTTGTGATACCCCGTGTCGTTTTCATGCCCGATATACTGCCGGGCGGTGACCGTGAAATCCGCCGAAATAAGCGCCTTCACGATTTGGTTTTTCCGCTGCAGATAATTACTCTTTGAAAACAGGGACAGCCGCGCCTCCTGCGTGTCGGCTTGCGGCCGGTCGTCGGCGTGGATGGGGAAGGTGTCGGCCATCGGAGTGACGACAACATACTCGTCCGGGGCTTTCTTGGAAAACACGCCTGTTTCCACGGATACGCCAAGCCCGTCCAAGAGAGCGTTCAATTCGGTTAAAATACTCATATCTTATTGACCTCTTCCTCCATCTTGGAAACCATCGCCGAAATACACTCGGATTTCGCCGCCGATTTCGCGGGTTTCAAAAACGGCTTGGCGGGCTGACCGTGTTTGCCGTACTCGATGATGTTGGCGATTTTCGCGTTGGATTCGCCGCCGCGCCGGGGTTCGGAAAATCCGACCTTCACGTTATAGTTGCCCTCACGATCCATGCGCGCGCCGGAAACGCCCAGCGCGTCCGCAAGCTCCCCGGTGGAGCGTGAACCGTATTTTGTGCTTTTGCCGACCGCCGACTGCAGATTCGATTTTATTTTCGCCAGCATGACCTCGCCGCCCGCTTCCAGCACCTTCGGCACAATTTCGTCCGTTTTGTCGCCCAGCGCGGATATTTTCATAAGGAAATCATCCGGCATCTTCATATCAGCCCGCGCCATTGCCGCTCACCCCCGCGGAGGGTCTCTGCGTCTTTGCTAAGACCTCAATGTACATCCCGCGCCCGCGAACGTCCTCGGCGGAGATGATGTTATACCGTTCGCCGCCGCAAATGATAACCATAGCGGCGTCAACCGTCAGTCCGGGGATTTTACGGAATCGGAACAGCGCGGAGGCTTCCGCGAACACGGCGTTGTTGCGCCATTTTTCCGTGCCGTTCTTCGGCTCGAAGTACGCCCGGACATTGGCGAGGACGGTGTCGCCGGGAACGGCGAAGCCCTCCGCGTCTTTCGCGGGAGCGCAGGACACAATTTCAATAAATTGATTCATTTTGCCGTAACTCACACATCCCACCTCTTTTCCATCGTCAGCAGCCGGTTGACCGTCTGCCAAACCTGCCCCGCCGCGTTTACGTTATCCGCGAAGAAGCCGCCGGTACTGCCGTCCCGACTTTCGTAAAAGTGGGACGACAGTATAACGACGGCCTGTTCGGTGGTCGGCGGCAGGGTGTCTTTGTAATACTGACCGGCGGGCAAATGCTGATAGCTTTCCGCGTAGGCGAGGGCGGCGCGGATGAAGCCCCGGATCATGTCGTCGTCCGTTTTATGCTCCAGTATCAGATTCGCCTTGACCTTCGGCAGTAACTTGGTTTCGTTTTTCACGCCGCCCACCCCGCTTTCTTTACGCCGACGCTTTCATTTGCAGGAGTTTGACCGCTTCCGGCAGAGTCAGCTTGCCGTCCACGCGCTGCGTGGCCATGAAGCCCACCTGACCGTTGGCGGCGTAGAGTTCGTTCAGCCGTTTGAACACACGCCCTTCGCGGTCGGCAATCCAGTAATACTTGAAATCGCCGAAAGCGATGGCTTTATTGCTCACCGCGATTTCCGGCGCGTAAGCGGAGGTATAGAGCGGGCGGCTGAGAATGGTGTCGGGCGTGGCTTCCTTTACGGACGGCTGCCACAGATACTGCCCGGTGGAATCCTTCAGCTTGCGGATGGCCTTGACGGTGCTGTCGTTCATGACGAACACGGCGTTTCGGCGGTACGGGGATTTGAGGCTGTAGTATAAATCCAAAACCTCGTCCAGCGTGACGGCCGTGGCGGACGCCGTGGTGACGCCGACCTGCCCGCCGCCAGTAGCGGCGAATATGCCGGTGGGCTTGCCCGTGCCGTTGCCGATGAGGAAGCCCTCCTCCTCGCGGCTGCCGATACGCCCGGCAAACGCCTGCGCGATGTAGGACTCCAAGTTGAACGCGCTGTCATTGAGAAGTTCCTCGGAAACCTTAATCATGGTAGCCAGTTTGAACGCGCCGAGGGAAACCTGCCCGAAGCTGTCGTCGCTTTCGGGGACAGCGCCTTCCTCGTCCACCCAAGAGGCCGTGCCTTTGGTAGCCACGACGGGGATTTTACGGTCGCCGCCGGTGGTGATCACGGTGGCGAGCCTGCGGATGATATTCTCTTCCTCCAGCGCCTGAATCAGCGAGGCTTCAAACTCGTCCGGCACAAGGTAACCGCCTTCGGAATCCGTCCCGATTTGCAGGGCGTTCAGCACCACGGCGGCGTTTTTGCCCTTCATGGCGTTCCAGAAGGATTTTTTGTACTCGCCGGAAGCGCGCCCGGTTTTTTCCTCGCCGGTATCGCCCGCGGGCTTGTTGGTGATGGGGCTGCTTGTGGCTTTCGCCAGTTCCGCGTCGATGGCGGACTGGCGTTCCAGCCTGTCGATTTCCTTGCCGAGCGCCACAACGTCGGCTTCCATTTTGTCGTAGGTCGCGGTGTCCTCGGCGGACAACAATCCGTCGCCGCCCCGTTTGGTATCGAGGAAGGCTTTGGCGGCGTCCCATGCCTTCGCGCGCTTTTCGCGCAGTTCGAGAATTTTACTCATTGTGATAGTCCTCCTATAAATTTTTAGTGTGAAATTAAAGAGAGCCGCTTTTCCAGCGACTCAATGGGTGTGCCTTGCGGTTTTTCGGGTTCCGCGGGTTTGGACTTCGGTATCTTGCCGAGCAGGGAATTGGTGACCGCCGCCCGGCTGAACAGCATACCGTCCGCCTTGTTCCATGAGAACGCCGCGCTGCCGTCATCCGTGTTCTCGTCCTCCGCAAACAGGATTTTATCGGCAAAGCCGAGTTCGACCGCCTTGTTCGCGTTCATCCACGTTTCGCTGTCCATAAGATGGCTGAGTTTGGTGCGGGACAGCCCGGTCTTGAGTTCGTAGGCGTTGATGATGCTTTCCTTGACCTCGTCCAGCATTTCTTTGGCGCGGCGCATTTCCTCGCTGTCGCCCCACGCGATGGTGGACGGGTTGTGGATCATCATCATGCTGACCGGGGACATATACACCTCGCCGCCCGCCATAGCGATGACGCTCGCGGCCGAAGCCGCGATGCCGTCAATCTTGACGGTGACCGCGCCGGTGTATTCCATCAGCATATTGTAGATTTGCGCCGCAGCGAACACGTCCCCGCCCGGACTGTTAATCCAAACCGTGACCGCGCCGCTGCCGGACAGCAGCTCCTCCTTGAACATCGCGGGCGTCACCTCATCGCCCCACCAAGTTTCTTCGGCGATGGGGCCGTTAAGGTAGAGGGTGCGCGATTCCGTGTTTTCGTCACGCACCCAGTTCCAAAATTTCCTCATTGGGTTTCCTCCTCCCTTCGGTATTTATTCGCAAAAGCGCCCGCGTCCTTGAGCGGGAGCATATTGCCGTTGATAAGGTACAAATCGCCGCCCTCCTCGGCGGCGATACGGTTCATGTCCTCCAGTTCCCGGATGTCGTTCGCCGACATCCAGCCGTTTTGCCGAGCGGTCGCGTAGCCGCTCATACGGCTTTGGTAATCGCCGCGCAGCAGGCCGTCAAGGTTGAACTTGACGAACAGTCCCGGCTTTTCGGAGGGCAGGATGAGCGCCTGTTGTATGGACTGCTCCCAGCGCACCACCCACGGGTCGAGTGTGTATTTCACGAATTCCAGCGACTGCTGCTCTATGTTGCTGAAACTGGATTTTTCCAAGTCCCCGACCATGTGCGGCGGGATACGGAAGACGCGGGCAATTTCGTTTATTTGAAACTTGCGCGTCTGTAAAAACTGCGCCTGTTCCGGCGGGATACCGATGGCTTGGAATTTCATGCCTTCCTCAAGCACCGCCACCTTATGCGAGTTGCCGGTTCCCTGATAGGCGGCGTTCCATGAATCCTTTACCCTCTGAATGTCCTTTATCGTGCCGGGGTGTTCGAGGACGCCGCCCGGATTCGCGCCGTTGGCGAAGAAGGCCGCGCCGTAATCCTCGGTCGCTATCGCCATACCCACGGCGTTCTTTGCCATCGCTATCGGCGAGTAACCGATCAGCCCGTCAAAGCCGAGTCCGGGGATATGCAGAACCTCATCGCGCCGCAGCGTGACGGAGTCGCCGCCAGCATCCTGTTTGTAGGTGTAAACGATTCCGCCGTTTACCGCCCGATCCACAGTTACCTTGTTCGGCAGCAGCGGGTACAGCGCCAGCACACGGCCGCGCCCGTCCCGGACAATCTGCGCGTAGGCGTTGCCCCATAAAAGAAGATGACTCATCAGCGTTTCACGAAACACGAATGAAGTCATCTCAGGGTTCGGCTCGTCATGGAGTAGATAATACAGCGGGTGGCCGGCGACGCGCTTTTTCCCGCCGTCCGCGTCATATTGATAAAGGTGGAGCGGCAGGCTCGCCACAGCCTCGGCCAGTATGCGGACGCAGGCGTACACCGCGGTGGTCTGCATCGCCGTCCGCTCGTTGACCGGCTTGCCGGAGGACGTGCCGCCGAACAGGAATGAAAAACCGCCGCCGACTTTGTTTTCGGGCTTATCGCGGGAACGGAACAGCCCCTTCAATATGCTCATATATGAATCACCTCCAAAAAAATGGCGCAAAAAAGCACCCGCCGAAACGGATGCTTTCCCTTAAAAAGTTATAAGCTAAATGGTATCGTTATCCGATTGACTTTGAGTATTCCAAAACGCCTCGCCGCGAGCGGATTTTCGTTTAGTTGCTTCGATGATGTGTTTTTCCAACCTTTCACGGTCTTTCCACTTCATCGCAAGTTTAGCAGTATCCATACCGTTCGCAGATATTACATCCTTTAATTCGTCAACACTCAACCTCGAAAGTGCCTCGGATAATTCACTTTCGCCTTGTTCGAGCAATTGGAAAGGGTCAATTTTAGCAGGAGGGCGGCGGTTCTTTCTCTTCGGTGTGATGGAAGCAGAGACATCGTCGCCCAAAACCTCACTCATTTTTCGAGCGAAATCCGCATTGGTCTTTATCTCATCAATAATAACAGCATTGATTTTTTGCCAAATCGCAAGTATGTCTTTGTTCGCCATATACTAAACCCCCTCGCAAGCATTTATAAATTCATCTGCAAAAGCCTCAAATGTAGCGTACTGGCCGCCGTAACCCCACTTTTGCCGTAGGGTTCTATCCACGTCTTGAAATTCGGCAGCCTCAGCCATCTGTGCGCTTTCGGCAAAATATGTGTCAAAAACCATCGGGTATAGTAAATTTGAATCTCCCATTGTCTTGCCGGAATTACCGCGCATTAAATTAAGCGTCCGTTGATGTATAGGTGCTTGACCGCGAACCTTAGTGGCCACGATACCAACAGGAACAACGCTATTACCCGATTCTGCATCGATTTCATTGGAAAACTTGTTGATTCTCGTTACAATTTGCGGAATCCCATATGTGGAAAGCACATCGGGAATCGTTGGGATAATATAACCATCGGCTATCCGAAGTCCGTTGAGAGTAATATATCCGAGGTTGGGAGGACAATCTATGAGGATATAATCATAGTTTTTGAGAATATCCTTAATTCCTCTTAACAAAATTGTAACGGGGTTGCGTGTGCCAAATTGACCGGCAGGCATAAGTGTAAGTTTATCTTGTAAGTCGATAAGCTGTAAACTCGATGGTAAAAGGTCAAGTGTTCTCGCTTCTTTTATGTCTCCGACAGATTTTTGCAATGTTTCGGACAAATCGAAGTTATCCTCACCCTTTACTGCATCCGAAAAAAGCGTAGCAAGAGTATATCCGTTATTATCGAGCTCAAGCCATTTTTCTTCACCGATGAGCATGGTAGTTGCGTTGGTTTGGGGGTCGAGGTCAATGACAAGCACCTTTTTCCCGTATACGCCGGATAATACTTGCGCGAGGCCGATAGTGGTGGTTGTTTTAGCGACACCGCCCTTAAGGTTGATAGACGCGATTGTTTTTGTAGCCATATTGTTTTTCCTCCTGTTCCATTTTTCGATTTGTTCCGTTTTAAATACGGGACCCGATTTGAGAATTGTTACTGGTTTGGGGAAATCATCGAAGCGGTTCCTCCAGTTTGTCACCGCCGCCGGTGATACATCAAACATCTTCGCAATTTCCGCAATACCTACGAGGTCATCCAAATAACAACACCGCCTTTCTGTTTATTGTGTAAACATTATACATTATATCTGTGTACGTTGTCAACACTAAATTTATAAAAAGGCAAAATTTTCTTTTTACGAAAATGAAAACAGGAATACTATGCTATATAACTAAACACAGAGAGCTATTTTCATAAAATCAACAACCCCCTCTCGTTATATATACTTTCGCTGTTATCGTTGCCGCAGCGGATGGCGCGGTCAAGCGCCATGATGGTCGCTACCGCGCCGTCAATTTTCTCGGTGGACTTTTCCTTGTCCGGCTTGGTGTTGCCCGCCGGGTCGGTTTTTACGAATATATTGTCCATCATCCACCGCAGGACGGGGTGTCCGCCGTGGGCGATGCGCTGTTCCAATATCAGCTTCATCAGTTCCTTTGTCGGAGGTGACATATCCTTGAAACCCTGACCGAACGGCACGACCGTGAAGCCCAGCCCCTCAAGGTTCTGTACCATCTGCACCGCGCCCCATCGGTCAAAAGCGATTTCACGGATATTGTATTTTTCGCCGAGGCGTTCGATGAACCGCTCTATATAGCCGTAATGCACCACATTTCCCTCGGTGGTCAGCAGAAAGCCCTGTTTGTCCCAAAGGTCGTACTGCACATGGTCGCGGCGGACGCGGAGGTCGATGTTTTCCTCCGGCATCCAAAAATATGGTAGGATGTAATATTTATCATCGTCGTCAAGTGGTGGGAACACCAGCACAAATGCGGTAATATCAGTGGTGGAAGAAAGGTCAAGGCCTCCGTAGCATACGCGGCCCCGGAGCCGTTCAGCGTCAACCGTGAACGCGCATTTGTCCCACTTTTCGAGGGGCATCCAACGAACGCTCTGTTTTACCCATTGGTCTAGGCGGAGCTGCCGGAAAAGGTTCTCCTCGGCTGGGTTCTGCCGAGCGGATTCGCAGGCGGCGCGGAGCTTTTCGATTTCTACAGTGATACCCAGTGACGGGTTGGCTTTTATCCACACTTCCGGGTCTGTCCAATCCTCAGATTCGTCCACCCCGTAGATGACCGGGTAAAATGTGGCGTCGTGCTTGCGGCCCTCCAGGATGTCCTTCGCTTTGGAATGTATCTCGTAGCATATTGAATTAGTGTCGTTCCCGGCTGTGGTTATCAGGAAATACAGCGGCTGTTTCCGGGCGTCGCCGGAACCGTGGGTCATTACGTCGTACAATTTGCGGTCAGTCTGGCTGTGCAATTCGTCGAAAACAACGCCATGAACATTTAAGCCATGCTTTGTGTATGCCTCCGCCGATAAAACCTGATAAAAACTGCTTAACGGCTTATATATCATCCGTTTGTTGGAGATCATCAGTTTTATGCGATTTTTCAGCGCTGGGCATTGCTCGACCATGCTCACGGCCACGTCAAAGACGATGCTGGCCTGTTGGCGGTCTGAGGCACACCCGTATATTTCGCCCCCATGCTCGAAGTCGCCGCATGTGAGCAAAAGGGCGACGGCGGCGGCAAGCTCCGACTTCCCTTGTTTTTTGGGGATTTCAACGTAGGCTGTGTTGAATTGCCGGCAGCCATTGGGCTTTAATATCCCGAATACATCCCGGATGATCCGCTCCTG